TACTCCCATTTTTGCCGATACCCGTCATTCGCCGCCGCCGTGATTTCATCCGCAAGAATGTGCACCTGTTCAGCGGTTAACTGCTGATACTTGTTGTCGTAATCCCTGAACGTAATCGCTGCCTTCGGCTGTTTGTCCGCCATGCGGTCTAGTCCAACGATATCCATCATGGCGCGGCTGTTGCCGTCAGCCCTAAAGCCTATCGAGCTGGTGAAGTAGCCGGTCTCATTACGCCACAGCAAATAGACCGCTTCAAGCTCCGTTTTCTTCGCCGCTTTCAGATCATCCAGCGTAGGTTCGGGGTCAGGCCGCTCGGTGTAGGCCACGCCGTTTTTCGGCCAAAACTCGCTCGGCTTGCCCTCGACCTCCCCGAGCCGCTTGTTCTCATTCTTTTGAATCGCCATACGGACTTCCCACTCGCTGTGGTAGTCCGTGCCGTTATATGTGTAAAAGACCTGCATCCCTTACTCTCCGAATTTCTGAAAGTTTGCCACCCCGAACGTGCCGTACCATGCAAGGGTTACTAAGCCCTTCGCTAGCGTAGGGCTCGACCCGCTCCACGCCCAAGCGCTCCCGAGCGTGATGGTTGCCGAGCCGTTAAGCGCAACGACCGTAATCCAAGCCATGTTCGCCGAGCCGTTCGCAACCGTCAGCGAACCTCCCGAGGCAAGATTCATTGAGCGTGCAGACTTGTCGTTAACAGTGCTTGCCGTAGCGATGGCCTCTGATGTTGTGAGTGTTCCGGCGTTGCCGCTTTTCGGAATAAGCCCGTTAGTCACAGCCGTCAGCCCCGACGTCTTCACCACAGTGTCCGGAATCACGTCGTCAACGAGCTTGCCGTTGTTCCCCGTGTCTCCGAATAACTTTCTGAAAAACCAAGGTAACGCCATGTCTCCTCCTACGTATCTGCGATGACGACTATCGGCATCACCGCAGGAATATCAAAACCAAACACAATCGTTGTCGCCGACGTCTCTTCCCAATCGTCCGCTAAGAACCCGCCGAGATAGACCTTGATCCGGTTCTCCCCGACGGTATGTGAGGGAACGGCATAGGCAGCCCCCGCCGTTAGTACGGCGTCCCGACTTTCGTCTGTCTGCACCGTCCGCGTTCCTGCGCCTGAGCCGCTGATGACAACCGCCGTAATCTCAAAGTCCGTCGGGATGTCCGACGTAAAACTGATACTCGTCGTCGAGACTTCTGTGTACTCAACGCCATTCGAGCAAAGCAGACCGTTGAGGAACACTGAGAGCGAGTTATCATCCTTGGTGTACGTAGGCACCCCGAACGCCGTCCCTGCCGTAAGCACTGTAGAGCGGTTCGAGCTGGTGAAGACTTTGCGAGAAACGCTACCGCCTCCACCTGTCCCTCCAATCTCAACTTTCTGCAGGCCGCTTGCCGTCTTGACGTACAACGAGTCCATAGCGTCAACTCTTGAGAATCACAAGCCCGCCGTTCCGGAGATTCGCGGGCACGTTGTCAAGCGACGAGACGACGCACGAGTCAACGTACGTTTCCTTGATCGTCACTTTCTTGCCGGACGCGGTGATCGTTACGCCTTCACCGGCTTCGATTTCGAGGGTGTCTTGCTTCGCCGTAGCCGTGAGCGTCGTCGTGCCGACTTTCACTTTGGCAAAAGCGTTCTGATTGACCTCTGCCCCCGTCGCGATGCCCGTGAGTTTTGTGCGCTCGGCGGCCGTCATCACGACTTTCGCCGTACCGTCTGCGATATCGTCGGCGGTATTCGTGGCCGTCATGAAAGCACCGGCGGCCTTCACATTGTCCGCGTCCGTCTTGTCCGCGCCCGTCTCGATGCCTACCAGCTTCTTATGAAGCGCGGCAGTCAAAAGGCCATCGGCGGAATCAGTGGCGGCGTTGTACGTCGTGTCGGTGAACTTCGCGTTGGCGGGCACGCTTGCGGCAATGGTGAATCCTGAGTCTTTAATCCGTTTGCCAGACGTGCCGTCGAACACCACGACGTGCGCCGCGACGCTCGAGGCGGGACCGGTCACAGCGCCGTCAAGGTTCGCCTGGAGCACCGCCCAGTCAGAATTTGCGGCGCTTCCCGAGGCGTAGTCTTTGATGCAGATGATCAGGTCCCCGACCTCGCAGACATTGCCCGCGTAAGTGCCCGCTTCCTGCACGGAGTACAGCCACCCCGCCTTATAGTTCACGGTCGGCAGGCCGCTCGTGGAATTCACCACGCCGCGGAAGTGCTGCCCCTTGCCGACGACGGCCTCAACCGCCTGTCGGAGCGCGACGATTTCTGCTTCGACGGTAGACGCGTTGCCGTCAACGTCGTTCACCTTCACCGCTTCGGCAACGGTATATGGCGCAAGCGGCGTATTCGCGTTGCCTTCGTGCGAGTACAGCTGAGTCTTAACGAGATTTTCTGCCATTCTTAAACCTCTTCTTTGTATACAACCTTACGGCTCAAGTCGGCCACTGCCGCCGACGCTTCGCCTGCCAAGGCCAACGCCTCAGCCACGTCGCCCTTGCCGAGAGCGCCGATCCAAATGTCCAGCTCGTCGCCGGCCTTCGCGTCAAACGTCAGGCGGAACGTGCCGGAGAACGTATCTTCCGCGCCGACTTCGGTGAAGTTCTGCCCGATAGCAAGCACGAGGCCGTTCCACGCGACGCGGAGGTGGTGACGGTCCACGAGGTACTTGATACCTGACGGGATGACGATATCTGTGCCAGCGGGCGTATCAGCCGACAGCGCCCAAAATTTCTCGGCGCATCCTGTGCCGTTCACGATCAGAGTGTTGTCAGCCTCAGCCTTGATCCGGTCGATCTGAGTATTACCCTCGGTGACAAGGCGCTGATCCTGAGTATTACCCTCGCTGACAAGGCGCTGATACTGCCTATCGCCTTCCGTTGTAATGGCGTCGATGACTTCTTGCTGATGTTCGAGAATGTCGTCCCGACTTTTCTTCGCATCCGCCGCACTCGCGGCGGCGGCTTCCGCGTAGCCCTTAGCGATGACCGTTGCAGTTTCAGCCGCGTCGAGGAGCTTTTGCTTCAACTCCTGCGGGGTCATCGAGTCTGTGGGATCGGTCGTGATTGCGCGGCTGACTTGCTCGACAAGTTGCTGAATCTGAATGCACTGGCGGTCAGAGTTGTCGTTGAGCGTCTCCGGATTGAAGCCCCCGTAGGGTGTCAGCACCATCGGTTGCGTATAGGGAACGGCAGAAACAACCGCGAGGTTGTACCCCTCATCCGGCGCTGTCTTTACATTTACAGTTCCGCCCGGCGTCGTATTCTGATCGGCGTTGAGCGTAACGGTGTAGTCGCTATTGGCCTTCAGCTCGACTGTGGCCTCAGAGCCGTCAGGCTTCCCCACCTGCACGGATACGTCCGTATCAGCGAAGACTTTAAAGACAAAAGGAAAGGCGGTTGTCTTGCCGTTACCGGCATAAACCACGCGCCGTTCTGTAGAATCAACTGCCATGGCGGCCTCAGAATCGTTTTAGGTAGTGTGGATTCTGAGGCGCGCCGATTCTGTCATTCGTCAGGGGAAAAGAATGGGCGTCGCTTTGGCCTACATCGTATTGGCTTTCTTAGCCGGGTGGACGTACTTCATTGTGAAGTACGGAACCGGCGACGATTGGACAATGGTTTTCGGCGCCGTCCTCGCTGATATCGGCCTCGGCGGAACACTGATTTGGATGCTCATCCGCCACTACTTCTTCTTGTAGCCGAAGAGCAAGCTCATCGGTACGTTGACGTCTTCTCCCTCGTTTACCGCGCTCATCGTTTCGATAAAGCGGTTAAACTCAGTGGACGGCAACCCAAAGATATCCCCCAGCCAAAGCGACGAGGCCGACTTCCAAAACGCTGTATCGAGTTCTCCCTGCATCGACTGAGCCGCGAATCTTTGTAAATCAACAAACGCGCGAAGCCCCGCGGGGCCGCTGTAGCCGTTCGTATTCCCCGACAGCAAATCACCTACGATGCCACCCGCTTCACGGGCATAGAGGAATACCCCCGTCCAGAAGCTGATGTAATCCCCGGGGAGGCGCCTCAAAAGTCGTTCGCTGTAGTCATCGTCGTCACCACCCGTCGCGCCTTCGATCCCCGCGCGCAAGCAAGATTCGAACAGCTGCTGCAGGACTAGGATCGTCGCAAGGCTTGTCCACTTCTTGATGCCGGACTGAGTGTTGTAGATCAGCACCCCGGCGTTAAGCACCGTCCCAAAGAAGCTGTAGAAGACGTTGAAAATACTTTTCGTTCGCTCCACTCTCGCCAAGTCGGACAACGCGCCTGAACCCTGGGAGCGTACAACGTCATCGTCTGCGCGGGAGACAGCAAAGTCTTCCAGCTCTTCCCCGCTCAACCCCTTAGCAGTGCCTTCTTCCAAGTGCTTTTGGTACGAACCGAGCCACGTGGGAATATCCACGCACTGCATCTGTGAGAAAACAATCGGCTTAAAGGCCATGCGAGCGATGCTGTCTCTGACGCCCTGGCCAACGTCCTTTCTCCCGATCTCCTTCTGCACCTCGGCCAGTTCCTTAAATCGCGTCCGCATACGATCACGCATCATCGCGGACTTCGCGAGAGCGTCTCGGTTAGCGCGGAGAGGATTGCTGAAGTACATCCCTACGCCTCGCGCGACCGCGGACCAGCCGACGACAGAGAACGACTGGGTAATACCGATCGGTTGCAGCAAAGCTGTCGTCATGTTCAAGCCGAGACCCGCGATGGAAACATTCTTTCGAAGCCAATTTTCAACCGGAACGATGTTCGCGTTCTTCCCGTTCGTTGCGACGTCTTCCATCCAATCCTTGATGGAGTTAATCGCTTCCGCACCGTGGTACTTCTTGATCGTCGCCACAACGCCCGACTGAGAGTTGAAAAGCTTGTTCATATCCATCAGGAGCTCACGCCACGTGAGATCGTGGATGACGTCGGTAAGCGCCATGAAGCCCGCATCCAGTGTAAGCGCGATGGGATTGCCGTTGATGCCCTTGCGCGCTTTGCTGTGGCCGGTGTCGGAGTTGCGACGGCCGTGCCCCATGACGGCATCCACGCCGTTCTCATACGCGTCAGCCTTGCCACGGAAGAGGCTGGCGTAGCGATCGTATTGGATCGGGTAGTAGCCGCCCTTCAGCGTTACCGTCTCGCCGTCAGTCGTGGTGAACGTCACTTCCTTGGCGTCAACAAGCGCCGTCCAATGGTTGCGGGTGCGTTCATCCAGCGCCTGCACGTCCTTCCCCAGGGAACCAACGGTATCCCAAACCTTCTGTACCGCTTCGAGCTCCGCCTTCGAGAGGTGCCGCCCGATAGCGCTCAGCACGCCGTCGCGCGTCCACTCAGCATCGCTGCTGCGGAAGTCCGTGTACTTTGGGGAGCCCGCAAGGAGCCGCTCGAAGTTCTCGTCGTTGCCGACGTTAAGCGCCATGGCGATGAGCTGGTTCTTGTCGAACGTCCCGCCGAGTTCTTTGATGAAGAACTTTTTCGTATCCTTCACCGCTTGCTGTAGCGGCTTCATGGCCTCAAGCATCGCCAGGGCGTACCGATTGCGAAGTTCCGTTTCGCTGTCGCGGGCTTTGTTCATCCGAAGGCCAAAGGCTTCGCCGAGGTTGCCGAGTTGTTCGCCCTCAAAGATCGACCACAGCGTTTGGATACGCATGTGGCCGTAGAAAAAGTTGCGCCACGCATGATCGACCTTGAGCCCGAAGCCCCTGCCTTCGTTTTGGCGAACGGGTTTCCACCCCATTCGTTGAGCGTGCGCTTCGATCGCCGCAACGGCGCGGGCATCCAAATCCGCCATCGCCATCTTTTTGCCATTAACGATCACGGAATTTCGTTCGCGGGCGGCGGCCATCAGCTCGTCCAAGAATTCGATCGTCTGCGCCATTTCCTCTACCGTCATGCGGTCAAAGAACGTTCCCCCGGCGACGGGCGCAGGCATAGACGGCACGCCGACGTATTGACTTTCATCTGAGAAGAACGCCCTCCAATCCTTCTCACCCATAGAAGGATTATCCGCAGGGTTGAGAATGCCGAGGTTCTTCAGGATGGCTTTGATCTGCTTCAGATACTCGAGCTGCATCGAATTCGTTTCGATCTTGCCGTCAAAGCGCTTCTGCATCGTCTTCACGAAACGCTCCGCCCGATCCTTCGCCGCCTGTGCCTTTTCCGCCGTCTTCATTTGCACGAGCTGCTGGCGACGCAATTCGGACGCACGGAACGCGTCGGATTCCTTCAACGCCTGCTTCGCCAACTTCGCCGCGGAACTGCGGTAGGCCTTCGGATCGAGATCACCAATTTTCTTATCGCGGATTTTGGCTTCCGCCACGGCTTCCACCAAATCCATCGACAGGGGCTTGCGGATCGATCGGTCGAGGAGATTGAGCTTCAGCAACACCAGGCGGGACGCCGATGGGTTGAACACTGCGGCGTCGGCGGCGTCTTCAATCGTTTCCTTGTCGGAGAGTTCCGGGTGCTCATCCAGCATCCGCGCTTCCACTTCAGCCGCTACCGCCTGCACGGGTTCTTGCCCGTGGAACGGATCGGTACCGAATTCGGCGATAAACTCCTGCAGGCTCGAATACCCCAGGTACTCGGCTAAGTAATCGCCGGGCACGGCGTGGAGCCCTTCGGAATTCGTTACCAACTTTTGGCGCTGCAGTTCTTCGATCTCTTCTTTGGTGGCCCCGGCGGCTTCGAGTTCCTTCAGCGGAATCTGCGGACGAATGCTCATCTCGCGTCCCTTCGCATCCCGCACCTTAATGCCCTTATCGATTTTCTCCATTGCCTTCAGGCGCTTTTCGCCGTAGGCACGCGCGATGGCTTCGGCGGTGAACTGCGCGCGGATTTCCTTCGCCTTGGCCTCAATATCGGCATACACCCGCTTACGCAGTCGGTCGAGGTACCCCACCACGGCTTTACCGCGCTTTAAGAATTCCTCCGCGGCGTCGTAATCCTGATCGGCCATCAGAACGTTCAACGCCCGGCGATCCTCCTCGCTCGTAAGATCGCCGTTCTCATTGCGCGCCGCCTGGTCGAGCCAAACAAAAAGGTGCCGCCGGAGTTGTGCTTCTTTCACCTGCTGCGAACTCACCATAATCGCGTCGAACATCTCGCGGACGTCGGGCGTCAATTCCGAACCCTTTACCGCCGTCAACGCGCCGTAAATACGCTTTAGCCACGCGCTGAATTTTTGGAACGCCCCGCGCAGAGCCGACGTCGGCGCAACGCCCTCCTTCACGTACTGCTCGTAGGAGCGTGCAAACTTCTCTTCGGCCGCCCGGCGTTGTTCGAGAGACATCGCGGCGTAGTGCTCTACGTCCTTTGCGCCCAACCACTTTGCGACGTCCTCGGTGCTACGGACAAATCTTTGTTGCTCCGGCGTCAATCCCGGGCGGCCCTTAAGATCGACCGCCAATTCCATGCGCGTCTGCCAGAACCAGTGGCCCGTCTCGTGGAGGAGCGTGGATCGATCGGCGTTTGCCCAACGGATGATGACGTTCTTCGAGGGGATGAACTCGCCCTTCGTGGGTTGCGTCAGGGCTTCGTCAAGGCTACGGCCTTCGGCGAGAACTTTCTTCGCCTTCTCCGACACCGCCGTCAGTGTCCCGTCCTCGTTGCGCTTCACGTCAGCTTCGCTCAATACGGCCTTGATGCCGTGCGCTTGCCAAACCTCCATCGGCGTCATACCGGTATCCTGCGCCATGGCGGACACCTGCGCCAGGATGATGCTGGCGATGGCGGCGTTCTCCGTCTTACGGCCGTCCTCCCCCGTATCAAGCATGGCTCCGATGCTAGTCTCAACTTCGCGCATGGAAGCCTTGAAGTCGTCCGTCTGCCCTTCGGACAACTTGTCAAGCGAGAACTTCTTTGCGGCGATGACAGAACTTTCCGCATCCTTCGCCTCCACCGCCAAGTCATCCCCCGGGAGGCTCGAATTGTCGATGACGGCATTGGAAAGTTGCTGATCAGCGATCACCTTACCGTATTCCTGCAGAGGCAAATCCACCGTACCGCCGGACGCCACGGCTTCGTCAATCTCCGCCTGACGGTGAGGAAGTGCCTTTTCAATCGCGGCAATAACCTCTTGGCCGTTGTCCGCCTGGTGCAACGTCGCGACGTCTACCGTAATCGATTCCGCGCCCTCGTAGCGTTCCGCCAAGTGCTGCATCATGGCGTCCCGCAGTTCCGGCGTCTTCTGCATGGAGGGCGAGGATTGAATAACCTGCGCGGCCGCACGGAGCTGATCCTGCACGCGCTGCGCTTTGGCAGCGGCGAAACGGGCACGAGACCGGGCGCCTACGGCCGCTGTGGCAACTTCGAGCGGCGCGCCGGTAAATTCGCCCACGGCTTCGAGCATCACGCTCAGGGGATCGGTAACTTCGCCCTTCTCGATCAGCTGCCCCGTGGCTTCGCCCGCCGCGCCCATCGCGCCTTGCACCACCGTCTGCGCGGCAAGGTTGGTGAAAGCGTGGCCAAAGGCGTTGCGGTTGATGTTCTCATAAAGTTGCGCCGTCTTCGGGAGTTTCACAGCGACGCTTGAGCCGAGGGACTTCGGAACTACCTTCGTCGCCAAGCCGAAACTCAAGCCGTCGAAAAGCCCCACGCCCACGGCGTGCTTCAGACTGTCGGCCACGGCGTCGTCAAAGTCCGGGCTTTGGATGGCAAACTTCGCGACCTCATCGGCATTGCTCGTGTCCACGCCGCGCTCCGCCATGCGCTCAAGAAGCCCCAGCGTAAAGTCCTGGTAGCCGCTCGCGACACCGCTTACGACGTTGCCCAACACCGGGACTTTCCCCGCGACGGCAATCAAGGGGGCTGCCGCCCCGAATTCCACGCCGGACTCAACCCCGATGTCGGCCACCGTCTTCCAAAACCCGGAGTCGGCCATGGACTTTATCGCCCCGCTCATGCCGTCTTTCTCGTAGGCTTCGGCCATCTTGGCCGTGGGGGTACCGACGGAGAGGACTTTCCTCATCGCGTCCTGCAGGACGATATCCTTCGCGAGTGCCTTGATCTCTGACGTCGCCTCTTCGTACGCACGAGCGTCTTCGTCTTTACCGAGGCCGAGAGAAAGGAGCCGATCAAGGCGCTTCACTTCCTGGCGCTTGGCGAGGAGTTTCGATATATCACCCATTTGCGAGAGGCCAATCTCCCCGCGGGCGGCGGACTTCCGGATCGTCGAAACGTACCCGTCCTCATCCACGTCCACCTCCCCGGCCGTGGCTTGGACGATCCGCCCCAGGGTGGAAGCGGACTTCTCGTCGCCCTTTACCGCCGCGCGGAATACGGGGCTCTGCATGCTGTCTTGGAAGACGTCTTCCGTATCGGCAAATATGGACGCTTCCTTATAGCGCCGCCGCATATCCTCGTCCACTTCGTTCACGTCCGCCCCGTAGGCCGCCGCGGCCTTGTAGGACTGAGACGCCGCCTCAGGTTCGATATCCGTCTTCACCGTCACGTCGGGCAACGCCCCCGACGCCCGCTGCATTTCTTCAAGAAGCCCCATTACACACCCTCCGTAAAAAGGTGCTTCAGATATTGACGCACCACCTCTGTGTCGTTCTTCATCGCCGGTTCAATCAACGCCCGACGTTGCGCAGGGCTCATACCGGCGTACTTGGAATTCCGCTGCATATCTTCATCGATCAGCCGGTATACCGTGTTGTGGATGCGTGGAATTTGCGCCAAATTACCCACAGGCATGTTGACGTTCTTTAAAAGCATGAAGTTCACCAAATTCCCCATCTTTTGCCCCGGCGTCATTTTTCGACCGCCGCCCGAAAGTTTCGCCAACTCGTCAACAATCATTGCGGCGTCGTTGTTAAAGTATTTATTGAGATCACCATACTTAAATTCGAAGATAGACTTCCGTTCGCTAGAAAGCCCGAACCAACTGTCATCGGTATAGACGTTCTGCGCGATGAGGTCACTCACAAACTGCAGTGCCTTGTTGGCGTCCTTCAAGTCCACACCTTCAATCGCCGCCGTCAAACCCGCGAGGTTCATGACGCCTTCGGCGATTGTTGCCTTCTGATCGGTATCGAGCTTTTTGAACCCCGGGAGAAGATCGCCCAACGCTTTCATCGTCATGCCGACGTGCACACCCGTCTTTCCCAGCGTCACCATGCCGTTTTGGGCGGCATAGCGCGCTTCGAGCTGTTCCTGCGTCTGCCCGTGTCGGCGTTCCCACTCCTTGCGAAAACGGCGTTGAGAGGCCTTGGGCACCAGGCGCATTGCGTTGTCGAGCTCGTCTTTGGTGAAATTCCCCAACTCGTCAAGGTGGGTATCCAGGTACGCGGCGTAATGAGTGCTCGTGGTAAAGCCGCCCGCGTCTAATTCCTGGCAGTACTTTCGTACCGCCACCCGTTCCTTCGTCGTTAGCCGCATGAGCGTCTGCGCCGATATTTGTCCGTTTTGTTCGTACTCGCTGCACGCCGTATTGACGGCGTTCTGGTGTTCCGTCGTGTAAGCGTTCATGCGCTCGGACTCGTAGCGCTTCATATAGGCCACCATCCGATCCTCAAAATCCGGGTCGATCGACATCGGGTGCTGGCGGGCGTAGGCACGCATGGCCTCCTCAGAGACCCCCTGATAGGCGTGGGCGGCGTAGCGGTTGTCAAGGAACGACAACACCGAGCCGTCCGCCCCCTTCACCGGGGTATCAAACGCCCCGTCCAGGTGGCGTAAAGCGGTAGCCGCGGCTTCTGCGGTTTCCTTCGAAAGGTACTGCGTCCAAACACCGCCCTCCTTCTTCGCCTTCGCCACGGCGTCGTCCACTTCCTTTTGCGTCCCGACGTACGCCGCCACGGCCTTTTCCGTCTCGCCATACTTCGTGCCGAGCGTGCCGAGGTAGGAGAGGCTTACCCGTTGGCTCTGCGCCTTGTCGGTATAGATTGCCTTCCACTCGTCATCGGTAAGCTTCTTTCCGGCCACAGCCTCGGCCATGGAGCGCGTTACGCCGTCTTCACCGTAGGCCGTCTCATCGCCCTTCTTCGTTTGGCGGATGACGACGGCACCGTTCTGATCCTCGAGCCGCTCGCCGCGAAGGCCCTGGGACAAAACGTAATGCTCGTTCCCCTTCAAGTCCCCCGTCGCGACGTTCTTGGCGTTTCCGCGGATCGCCGCCATCACTTGATCCGTCGGCGCATCCGGCGGCGTCAGCGCGGCAATGCCTTCCCGTGCGGAAATCACCGCCTCATAGTTCTTCATCCCCGTGTTGAACTGCGTACTCAGCGCAAAGACGTCCTGCGGCAACATGCTTTTGGCATTCTTCTGCACAAAGGCCAAGCCCTGCCCGTAAAGCGACGGGTCGTTGTTCGCACCGAAGAGAAAGCCCAGAGCGGCGTTTTTATACACCCCGGCCACGGCTTCGCGCGTCTTGGCGCGACTGTCTTCCCCCGTGTACTTCGAAAGGATACCGGCGCTGCGCTTCACACGTGCCACGTGCTCCGCCAACTTCTCCGGCTGATTGAAGTCCGCCAGCCCCGCGTCTTGCTCCGACTGCAGATTGGCTCGATAAACGGAGACGTTGTAGCTGATGTTCTCCGCCATTGCGTGCTGCATTCCCGAAGCGTAAAGCCCGGTCGTGCGGGAGTCCGTCTTCGCTTTCACGCGCGCGATCTGGTTCTTCGTGCGGCCGTCCATCAATTCCTGCAGATATACGCCCGCCTTCTGCATCATCGCATCTACGGGCGATACACCGTCCTTGTCGGGCTGTAACGCATTGATCCCCTTACGAGCCATGAAACCCGTCTTGGGGTCGTTCAAAAGCTGCTGGCAATATTGGGCGTACTTTGTGTCGATATCCGTCGCGATGGCGTCGTCCTGCTCCTCCAGGAGCTGCGCCTGCATGCGACCGATTTTGTCCATCGCCTTTTCCATCGGCGCGAGGACGTTCGCCTTCGGGGCGGCCATCGCCTGAAACTGAGCGCCCTGCGTACCGGCGCCGACGGTGGGCGACACCTGCGGGCCGCCGTATTCCGGAACAATTGCCATACCTTAAGCTCCTGCAAATCCTGCCCAAGCGGACAAAGCCGTCGAGGCCAAGCCCGCCACCATCGTCGCGCGTCCCGCCCGCGTCGTCGCGTTCGCCATAATTCGATTCCCTTTAGCCTGCGCAAAGCCCATGATGCGCTGACGGCGGTAACCCCAGGCCTGCGCAAGGGCGTTTTGCCGTGCAGTGATTTTGTCCGCCTCCGCTTGGATATCCGTGGAAGCCATAACTTCCGCCGAGGAACCGACGCCGATGGCGACACCGTTGGCCGCGTAAGCCACGCGTTGCGCCGCCTTCGTCTGCGCTTGCTTGTAGCCGATCTGAGCCAACTGGGCTTCCCCCGCACGGAACGCCTGCTCCACGCCAAATTGTGCGGCGTAAGCGTTGTCTTCCGTCACGGCGGCCTGAGCGCGAAGCGCATGGGCTTGCGCACGGGCTGTGATGTAACCCCCGATGGCTTCGCCGATGCCCTTGCCGATTTCCATCCCGACACCGGCAGCGCCCGCCCAGCCTGAGGCCGTCAGTTCAGTTTCGCCCGCAGCCTGGCGATCCGGCCCCGCGGCGTTGATTTTCTGCTCGTAGATCGGTACCCGCCCGTTCCGAAGCAGCTTGTAGTAGTCCACCCCGTATTGGGTGTGATAGGTGTAGGCCATAAGAAAAACCTCCGATGGCGGGATTCTTACCCACGCGTCGGAGGTCAATCGTCAGAGGGCGATATCCGACGTCAGTCCGCAGATCATGAGGGGAAGCGGATTATCTTGCCGGATGCAGACGGCGCCTGAGTCCGTCCACTTCGGCCCCAGCATGACTTCGAGCTCTTCGCTCTTTAAGGCCGGGGGCAAACCGTAGGGCTCAAAGGTACGCGGCTTCACGAGATAAAGGTTCTCGAACGTCGCCCCGACTTTGATCCCCGAGGAGCGGTAGACACGGATGTACTCGCGCGTCACATTCTTGTTCAACCCCTGGGCATACCCGCCGTCCTGCGTCTGCAGCGCCACGGGAAGCGTCTTGATATCGGCTTCGATCGGGAGCCCGACGATGACGTGCGTCGCTTTGTCGGGAAAATCCACACGGCCGTTCTTCACCACCGTGGGCGGCATCACCTTTCCGTCGGCAAGGATCGACACCGTTTCGCCTTCGAGGTGTTGAAGCCCCGTGGTGAAACTCTGCGGCGTCGCATAATTGTCTTCCACGCCCGCGTCAACAAAAAAGGACTTCTCTAGCGGCAGCCCTTCGCGCTCGTGCATGCGTTCGATGTACCGCACTGTCTTTCCGTTCACCGTGCGACGGATGACTGCATAAAGGATATCCTCGTCGCCCTCCGCAACGCACGCTACGGACTCAAACGCCCCGTCCTTCGTGTCATGCCGGTGCCAAGCCCCTACGCCCTGCTCCGGAACATATGTACACCCGAGAAGCGTCCCGTCGGACGAAACACACCATATGATGGGGTACGGTGCTTTCGCTAACGCAATATCTTGTACTTCCTTCGTATCAAAGAGGTGTGCTGCGCGAAGGCACATATCCCCCGTCACAAAGCCCGAGGCCTGCCAGTTGTAGCCCAATTCCCACATGTGCCCGCCGCGTTCGGCCGCGTAGACGATGGAAGAATTGACGAGCACCGGTGAGACGTTGCTTGCCCCCACGTAGGACTGCGGCTTCACCCCGACGGATGAGGGCGTGAGGGTATCGTCGTTGGCGGTCGTCACGCGGAACTCCGCCCCCGTCGTCATGAGGATGAGGCTCGACAACGGGACGATGTGCCGAATACGGGACGCCTGCAACGCAGCGATACGGAACTTGATGCGGTTGTCCTTTTGGCTCGGGAGCGTGTAGTGCATATCGCTTTCCGTGCCGGGGCGCGTCATCCACACGAACTGCGGCCGCTTGTCGGTACCCGCAAAGATGCGGCGCTGCTCGAAATATGAGACGGCGCCGGGGTAGTCCCCTTCAGAGAAGGGCGCCTCGTACCGGGGCGGCGTGACGCTCGTATCCGCGCCGATATTATTGTCCACAAAGGACGTGCCTTCGGTTTCGCCGATGTAGCCGTAAACGCCCGAGTACGTCTTATAGACGCGATAGCGTTCCGCCCCCGTAACAGCATTCCAGGTGATGCTGACGCGGGACGATGAAAGATAGACGTTCCCCACCACCTCGAGCGTCGAAGACGCCGGGCCTTCCTTGTCGCCCTCGTCCGAGGACTTCAGGGCCGTCACGCGGTAGCGGATGGTGTAGGCATTCTTCTCCGCATCCTTGGCATTCTCGTCTCCGCAGTAATAACTCCCAGAAAGCCCCGTAGGTGCAGGCAAAGGCGCGGCGAAATTCACGTCCACCAATCGCCAATCGTAAGCGCCGTAGCGCCGGAGTTCCTTCGGGGGATAGTTGGGATGCACGAGCGTCAGGACGTCGCCCGACTGCGCGTAGTGAAGGCTCTTTACGTCCGCCGCCGTGTAAGGCGTGGTGATGACGAGCTTCTCGGAACTCCCCGCGGCCTTCGGGACAAAGCCCCCGCGGGTGATGACGCGCACATACTTTTCCCCGAACTCCAACACCATCGTGTCCGACGAGCTGAAGACAAAGGGAATAAGACGCGGCGGCTTCGAGGAGTCCTTCACCTCCCCCACGAATGCGAACCCGGCACGGTTCTGCACGGGGCCTTGCGGGAGGCAGACAAAATTGCGGCAGGTTGCCAAGCCCTGCTGATACTTCTGATCGTCCAAGCGGCCGTACATGGAGGGCGACAGCTCGCCGCCCGCGAAACTTTGCTGAAGGTGCTTTCGTCCCATGTTTTATCTCCGAGCGATCCAAGGCGCGACGTACTTACGGGGCGCGTGGACTTCACGAGCGTCCTGCTTCATCGCCAAAGACAATGCCTGGAGAAACTGCTGCTGGCACTTCTGCGCGTACGCAAAAGCCGAGTCCCCGCGGATCGTTTCGCCCGCCAAGTAACTTGCAAGTAGCCAAGCCAGGGCGTCAGTGAAAAGCCCCGTAAACTGTCCGCTCTTCGGTTCGCCGCAGACGTAGCGGACGTGGGCTTCGTCGGCGTTTGTGAGCACCACGCGGCCGAAGTCCGTACCGATGACTTCGAACCGCTCCTTCATCGGACTCGGAAACCCGCAGGCGCCCTTCACGTCGATGACGCGCTTGCAGTCCGCGGGAAGCATGTACGCCTTCTTCCACTCGCCCAAGGGCACGCGGTTAGCCGCCAACTCCGACAAAGACGCACGGCGCGTGGCGAACGACCAATTGTGAAGGTCGAGACAGGCGTCCAACGCCACCGGGTAAAGACGAGCACAGGTTTCGGCCTGAGCACTTCCGTCGGGCGGATCAATCGATGATACGGTAGCGCTGTCGCCGATTCTCGACAACGCCAGGTTGCAGATCGTAACGGGAGTTGCCATCGCGTCCTCCTAAAAAAGAGAGGGGCGCGAAGCCCCTCAAAAGTCCCAAGGCAAAAGCTATCCAGCCGCCTGTTCCGTCACCGTGACCTCAGCCAAAGACGGAGCCTGCTTTGCAGGGCGCCATTGCTGACGGCCTTCGGTGAGGAACGCCGTAACCGTGCCCGCCGTGGGAGAACCGCCGAAGTAAATCCGGAGGAACTGCTTCGTGTGGTACGGCATCGGGAATTGAATCACCGTCCCCTTCTTGGGCGCCGTGAGCACTGCGCCTGCGGCGACGTCCGTAAACGTCCCGCTCTTCGTTGCGCATTCCTGCAGCTTCACCTGCAGCGTACCCGCCACGTCAGCGACGATCGTCGCCGACACTTCGAGAACCTTCGAGAAACCGGTGGTGCTCGTTTCTTCTTCAAGATCGATCACGTTTTGGCCTGCAGCGGCCGCCGTGAGCTTCTGGTTCTCCGTGAGAACCAAACTTTGATCTACCAACATGTTTCTCTCCTACTTAAAGGGAACCGCGGCTTCGCCGACCGTCAGGGCATCCACGCGGCGGATGGGCACGCCGTCGAACTGCGTCACCGTCTTACCAGCAATTTCGCCCATGGTAATGTTCACGTTCTTCGCGTTGCGAATCTGCTTCCGGAGGAACGCGCTCACCGTCTTGTTGCAGTAGAACGCCGGACGGCCGATGCGGATGTTGGGAAGCGATTCGAGGGCGTCGATCATGAGATCGGCCAAAACGCAGTCGCCCGTCTTCGGATCGTTCTTCAAGGACTTCGTGTCGATGTTGGCGATACGCACCGCATAGCGCCAGTCGCGAAGCACAAAGCCCACGTTCCATTCGTAGTGGCTACGGTAGCCCTGGTAGTAACGGCCTTCCGCGTCCTGCAGTGTGACTTCGCCCAAGTCTTCGTCCTTCAAACCGCCGGGCAAGCCCTTCGGGTAGGTACAGAACATCGTGAGCGGCGACCAGCACAAAAGCCACATGGACGTGAGGTTGTCGCCCGTGCCGCCCGCGTCGATGACGTTGATGGCGTTATCAGCATCCGCGCGGACACCCGTGGTATAGCGCGCCGAGAGGCCGAGAATCTTCGCCGGGTCTTCCGCGATATCGCCGAACAAAAGCGCGCGTTGGAATTCCTGGTTCATCGCTTCGATAAAGGCGCGGTTTTCCGTCAGACGGTACGCTTCCTTGTTAGATGCGATATCGACCAACTTCTTATCGACTTCCGCGTAGGCTTCGAGCATGCCGATGGAGTCGGAGACTTGCTTCGTCTTGCTCTTGCTCTTCGGGACGCCGTAGTTCAAACGACGCCATGCAACGGACGGGAGCCCTGTGCGGACGGTGGAAACGTTTTCCGTTACACCCGTGGCTTCCTGAAACGTGATGTCATCCAACATCTCGTTCGTTTCATTGAGCATTTCGATAATGCCCGTATCGATGCGGCCGTCCTTTGTCATGCGACTCGTCAGATCGGCCAAGGTCGGATTGAGTTCACTCATCCTTTCCTCCTTGTCACTGTGGATTCAAGTTCGCGTTCGAGCCACCTGTGCCCCTGAGGAAAGGGCCGCCGAAGCGCTGCGTTTAAATTTTTAAAAAGAGCTAATAAAGGCCGGGAGAGTTCTTAAAGAGGCGCGCCTTGGGCTGCGGAGCCCCGGTGCCTTGAACGCCCTGATCCTGTTCAATCTGTTTGCCAATGCGGTAAAACATTCGAATGAAGTCCGGGTGCATCGACAACCCCGTGCTCTTCAAAAGCTTCGCGAGTTCGGGCGAGGCGTACTTCTTGTACGCGACGTTCGCGACTTCCAAATTGGCCTTCACGTTCGCGCCGCCGATTTCGGGATCGGTGAGCGTCGCCTGCTTCCACGATTCGTTGACGGCCTTGATGGACGTCTGCAGCTTCGTGCGAACCGTGGGAACCATCGTCATCAGAAGCTTCTGAGCCCGATCTTTCGAGAGGCCGAGCTCCTTCGCCATCGCCGTAAATTCCGGCATGTCCTTCGAGGAGAACGCCACGCCCTTCTCGTCGGTGAAGTCGCCGTAGTCTTCCGGGACTTCTTCCTTCGGCGCGTCTGCCGTCTCCGCGGGCTTTTCGTCCTGCGCCGGTTGCGCCGGGGGTACTTCCGGAGCAGCAGGCGCTGCGGGTTCTGCGAGCGGCGTTTCAGGCGCGGGCGGCGTCGGGTTCGTCTCCGGCGCCGCGGGAATCGGTTCTTCGGCCATTTGTTCCTTCCTTCAACATGAGGTGATACTTTTCAGGGCACACCCGGTTGATGTCGCTCACCAGGCGGTACCCCACGTTTTTCATTCCTTCGCGGAAAAGCATCTCCGTCGTCGCGTTCTGAAGCCCCGGGTCATACGAGCATCGGTAAAGCCCGATGTCGGAAAGGAGCCTCAGCATCAGTCGGCGGCCGCGGGCGTCGCCCATGAACCACCGGAAGTCGCTCTCAAACTGCTCACGACGAATATCCTTTTCGGTTGGTGCGGATTCTTTCATCGGCGTGTTCCTTCATTCGTCAGTCACAAAACTTGGACAACCACGGTAGAGCGTAGGTAGGTTGCAAATCCATACGCTTCCCACGCAATGCCGCAAACGCAGTAGACGATGAAGGCCAACATGCAGAGCATTGCTACCGCCCAGGCCCACAAGAAAAATTTGCGGAAATTCATTTTCCCTACCAACAATTCATGTAAAATCTCCATTGGATTTCCTCATGCAAAATCCCCTGTAGTTGAACCGCTCGATGTTCCACCATCGGGCGGTTTTCGTTTACGACGGGTGGAAACGCCACCTAAAAAATCAGTATCCCGCGAAGAGATTGTTGATGTCCTGCGGCTGCATAGGATCGATCTGTGCCTGCGCCACATCCTTCATCGTCGATGCTGCCTGCTGGGCTTGCTCCAACTGCGCCTGCTGCGCCTGCGCTTGGGCGCGGGCTTCGCGCAACTTCGCTACTTCCTTGTCAGGCACGATGAGCTGCGCGTCGATGCCCAGGGAGTCGGCGTATGTGTCAGCCCAACGATCGGCGTTGAACTTGTCCAACACATCCTGCTTCATCCCGGCTACGGCATTGAGCGAATTCACAAAGCGATCGATGGCGTTCGTCGTCACCGCCTTCTGGCTCTGCGCGAGGATCGAAATAAAGTCCACGTTGAGTTCCACTCCTTGGAGTTCTTCCGGTAAGGGCGGCAGCATGCCGTTCGCCTGCAGGCGCTCGAACACCAACGTGATGAGCGGGTCAAGCATTTCGGAATTGAGGCGGTCGAGCACCGGCCCCAACATCAGCATCTTTTCCTCATGGCGCTCCGCGACTTCGGTGGCCGTCATACGATCGCCGCCCTGCTCCGTGAGCATCATGAAAATGTCCTTGTAGAACGCCTCGTTGATACGGGCGCGGACGTCTTGGATGTCCTGCAGCAAGAAGTCCAGGCGGAGCGGTACGTCGTACGCGGAACGCACCATCTGCGCTTGCGAGACGGAATCCACGAACACCGTGCCGCCCGGAACAATCGCCGACTCGTCGTCCTTCAAATCCGCGGGGACAAGCACCGGAGGATTGGACTGGTAGTCGATCGCCTGCGACTTCCGAAGCTGTTCCTGCTGCAACTGATGCAAGTCGCCCAGGGCTTCCATTCCGGGGGACGTGCCGTAGATGTCGCCGCCCGAAACGCCCCAACGGCCGCAGAGGCACGGGAACGTCCGGAAGCCCGACTCACGGAGAATCTTCTTATCTTCCGCGCAGTCTTCGAAATACACCGAGCGGTAAGGCATATTCTTGTTGTCGATCTTTTCGGGATCACGCATATCGCGAGGCTCGATGGCGTTCACCACCGTCACCCATTCGTCGTACTGACGCTTGTCGAACATCTGCTGCGTCGCACCCGAACAACTCGCGTAGCCAAATTCCTGCACAAGCTGCGCCACCGTCATGCGGAATTCGCGGTAGAGCGTGTTCACTCGCCCGCGGCCGTCCGTGGCAATGGCGTACTCGCCGATCGTCAAAGGCATGCAGTGAATAACGTTGTCGGGGTCGTCATAGAGGATCACCGCCGCCGTGCCGTACGCCCCCAACTCCTCGTAAGCCATTGTGAGGGACTGATAGATGTTGCTTTTAGCAAACACCATCTGCATGAGGCTCGTCACGCGTCCGAGCCAATCCTTCACCTCGTAGCTCTCGTCGAGCTCAGGGTTCAAGGTCGTCAAGCGGAACCAGGGGCGAGCGGGACTTGTCATCCCGGCCATCATGCCACCCGCCAAGGTGCGCAGAGCGCGTGTCCCGGTGTTGTCCAATATAGCGCGGTGCCGCTTGTCACCCTTGTTGTTGTCGGAAACGAGGAACCGCCCCGTACGCGGTGTCAACACCTCGGAGATTTCCTGCCAATGCGTCATCCACGAAGTGCGCTCCGACTTCAGCGCTTCCCAGCGCTCAAGGCAGCGGCGCTTCAGATCGTCCGTCATACGTCCTTACCTCCGAGCTTTTCCTCGTGGTCGAGCGCCGTGTCTTGAAAGTCCTGTCCAAGGAGCATGATGGGGTTCGTACCCTGCATACCCTGACGAGACAGCATACGAGCACGCTCCTGCGGAGACGCCGTATCACCGTCGCCGCTCGAATACTGCGCCAACTGCTTTTGCTGCCCGACGCTGGGGCCGTCGGGGAAAAAGATGTCGGCGCCGACCATCCGGGTTATCTGCCCCAAAGGATTTCTCAGCGTGTTCTTAATCAGGCGATCGGGGTGAAGCAGATCGCTGAGGCTGTTCTTCAACGCCGACTTACCCATCTTGAAGACGTCTTTAACCCCTTTCCCCAGCGCCTTTGTAAGTCTCTTAAAGGGCTTCGTAATACTGCTGAAAAAACCCATGGCTAATCCTCCATGCGACTGTTCGGGAACCGGCTGCGCGTCTGAGTGCCGCCCTTCTTCAGATCACGCCCGATGTGCACCATCATCCGCATAAAGTCCGGGTGATTCGACAGCCCCGAGTTGATGAGCATGTACTTCAGCTCCTCGGACGGTGCATACTTATCGAACACCTCGCGCGCCAAAAGCCGCGACTCTTCAAACTTCTCGCCGCCGATCTCTTCGTCCTGCTTAACCTGCACTGCCCACGCCTTCGCCATCTCGTAGGTTTCGTCGTCCCGAGCCGTATCGATCGCCGTAGAAACCTTCTGCAACTTCTCCTGCGACAGGCCAAGTTCACGAGCCACCTTCCCCACGGCCTCATTAAAGGCGTCGTTCTCGCCTTCGATTTCGTACTTCTCCGGTACGTCGTCGGGTTGCGGCGCTTCTTTGGGCTTCTCTTCCTCGTCCTCACCCAGCGACAGGCCGCCGCCCAATTCATCTTCAGCGGGCGCCGGGTTTTCTTCCTCCGGCGCTTCATCCCCGAGAGAGAGGCCTTCCATCAGATCGTCTTCCATCACTGACGCCCTCCGAGTAAAGACGTACCGCGCCCGAGGATCAAATCGTCAAGCGTCAACCCATTCGCCCCCGTGAGCATCGTGGACTGCGTATCCCCTTGGCTGTTCCCTTCAAGGATCGATTCCGTATCCGCCGTGCGCTGGTTCGCCTGGTTCTGCTCCGCCTGCTGCTGCGTCAGTGCGTCACGGGACGCCTGCGCCTGCAAGTCGGAAGCACGGTTCGTCGCGCGCCGCTGCTGATCGGCGCTGTAGACAGAAGCCCCAGCCGCCATCGCCCCCGCGAGCATGACAGCCCCCACCGTCGAAATTCCAAAAGTCATGTCATCCCTCCAAAAGCCGATGATTCGTCAAACACCGCGCCACCTCTTCGCCCACGGCTTCCGCCTCTGCCTCCGCCACGGTCTTCGCCTGCGTCGCAAAGAAGCACGTCGCCCACGTATCCTCGAGCGTGTAGACAACCATTTGCCGTCCGGGCAAGCCTTCCAACACGCGGTAGCCCTTCACCTCGATTACGTTGTCTTCGCAATAAATGCGGGCGTGGCCGCTCACGATGAGCTGCGTCGGAACACGCACGAGAGCCGTCGCACAGACGACACCCGCCTTCTGCAGCAACGTGCGCGAGTAGACGCCGCCGTGAAGGTGCTGCTCCACGGGTAGGGGAACCTCGCCGATCTGAGAAAACAAATCAGCAAGGGCGTTCACACGCTTTTGCCATCCGGCAGAAACGGCGTGCATCTTTGGGGTGGTGATTTCGTTCGTCATGGCCGCATCATCCTCCGCGCTCCCGATTACATTCATCAGAAGAACTTCCGCATGAGATTCGCAAAGGGGTTGTAGTTGCGCCGCCCCTGCGCCAGCTGGCTTTCCCGGCGTCCGCCGTATTCGCCCTCGTACTCGTTCACGCGGCAGGCAAAGGTAAGCGCTACGGCGTCGGCGGCATCCGGAGAACGGAGCCCCCGCTTTTTCATATCCTTCTTGCTTTCGAGCTTCTTGCGACCGTAGGTGTCAAAGGAATACGTCGGAGACACCAAATCCTCCTGTAGCTCCTTGTCGTCCGGGAGCGATCCTTCTTTCAGCCACTCGGCCATGCGATCCCACATCTCCTCGCGCTTGCCGGGGTATTTGTCCTTGTCGTCCGGCGTCTCGGCAAAGTTGATGCCGCGCACAGGGAATCCATCCTCTTTGAGGATATCCACGGGGCCGCCACCGACGCCGCCTTCGTCCACGAACACGTGCACGCGAGGCACCTTGAGCGTCGTACGGAGATAGCGGATATGCTCCTTCACCTGCCCCACCACCTGCACCGTGTTGAGCCCGTGGAACCGCTTCACCGGTACCGTCGCCCCGTCGCGCCCGATGCGGGTAAAGATCACCGTGTCGTCGTCGCCAAACCGCGCCACGTCCACGCCCACCATGGCGCACGTCGACGCGTTCGTCGCGGGAGAACCCCGATCCATCGCCGCACGCACACGCGCCGCCGGGATGAACTGATCGGCGCCTTGGCTTGGGAACTCGCCCTTCACGCGGACTTTGAAGAAGTCGGAGTCCTCCCCGTACTCTTCCTCCCATTGGGCGATCTGCTTTTTGTTGGTGATGGCGACGTTGCGGCTGTCGATCGTGCGCGTGTTCCAATACTTGGCGCGCTTGTGGAAGCACTCGAAGAATCGGCCGCTGTTACGCGTCGGGTTGCCGAAGAGAAAGATCATCGGCTCACCGTCGGTCAGGCCGCCTTCAGCCACGTCGTAGACGGCCTCGGGGATAGCGGACGCTTCGTCAAAGACGTAGAAAGGCGTCGAAGAAGCCGCGTGCTGGCCTGCGAAAGATTCGGCGTTTTCTTCGCGGCAAGTGAGCGCGTCCACACGCCACGACTCCGGTGACTCCAATGCCGTGATGGACGTGGACTTGCAGTCAAACAAATCCTTCACGAGGGAGCGCCGCATCCACTTCGTGATTTCAGCCCACGTCTTCGTCTCAAGCTGCGCTGCCGTGTTAGCCGTCACGACGCCTTTGCAGTTGGGGCGCGTCGCCATGATCCAACACACGATCCATGCGGTGATAGCCGAGTTGTGCGTCACGATGAAGTCGTTGGCTAAGAACAAGCCGTCTTCCCGATCCACCGTCACGCACTTACCCGCCAAGTCGCCAACGGGTTCGATGGATTCGATCCAGCGAGTCAAGTACCGGTCTTCAACCTGCGGCTTAATACGGGACACCCGTTTCTGGTAATAGCCGCACACGAAGCCCCTCGGCATGGTCAGCGTCAAGCGATAGCAATCCCTGCAGTCAACCCGCTCGCCGTCCTTGCCGTAGTAAAACGCCCTCTTAACCGTCGGCTGCACCTGAGCCTTTCCACCCAAGGACCGCGCAAGCCAAAGCACGTCGTCGCAAAGCTGCTTGCTGACCGTCGAATAGCAAAGCACCCCCTGCTTCGTTACCTCACCGTCGGAATCGATCAACCCACGGAACAGCTCCGCCCGTTGTTCAACCGAGGCGTACTTGTACGCATTCGGAATAAACTTTTCCCAACTCCGGCATCCCGCCAGTCCCGACGCACGAACGCTCTCTTGGCACCCCTTAAAGCTGACGGTAGCGCAATGCCTTTTACCCTCGTTGTAATCCACGCGGCAATTGCAAAGCCCGTAAAGCTCGTCAATCTTCAGCATTACCTCGCCGGACGGGGTGTCGATTCGCAGAGACCCGTTAAGCGGGGCCGAGCCATTCCCCAACGCAAGGCCAACGAGGTACGGCGGCAGTGGCTGATCCGCTTCCGGATACTCCACGGGTTCGTACCGAGGTACCTCCCACTGGCGGGCAAAAGCCTTGCCGTTCTTGCGCTTAACCCCGCGCTCCAAGATTTCGTGCGTCTCAAGCGTCACCCAATCGCCGCCGGTTCTCCGCTCGTTCCGGCCCTTGACCGTCCAGAGGTGCTCCTTACCCGCGATAGTGCTCGACCCATCGTCAAACGTAACCTTATAGCAAGGGCGGACGCCTTCATACGGAATAGCAACGACGGAAGTCGGCTTACCGTCCGGCCCCCACAATCGATCGCCAACCTGAATATCCCCCCATCGCCTCACGCCGTCCGGCGTGTCGACAAACACGTCGTTTTCCAAAAGCTTACCGATGCCGTGCCCGGACGCCACTGCCATACGGATCGGCTCCACGGCGTGCTTGCCGTCGAACTTACGCTCCTTCACCTGGCGGCCAACGTCGTCCAACAATTCGCACGCCCACACGTCGGGGCCGTATTCGCAGTTCGGATACTTCGCCCGCCACTTCTCCGGAAGCTTCACCAGCGACATTTCCGGCATCGTGCCCCAGGGAAACGCCCAAAGGACAAAACGGAGAGGATCGTCGTAACAAGCCGCCAAGTCCTCCGCTAAAAGCTGCGCGGTTTTTGAGTCCATAAAAATGCCCTCTCAGTGTTGATCTGAAAGGGCATCGTCGGACTCAAGCCCGTTTTCATTCGTCAGCTTCGAAGTCTCATAAGGCCCCAGAAGCCGCCAGGAAACATCACTTCACCGGGGCAAAGGAAACCGTTGCGCCGCCCGTCATGTACTGCGGCAAATACATAGCCCCCGCCACAATCGGCAATGCCACGGCCAGCAAGCCGAGCGTGATGAAGATAAAGTCGTCCGACGACAAAAGCGCCGGGGCGACGCAGGTATACAAAAGGAAAACAACGATCCCTGCAATCGTTATCCAAAGTGCGCGGTTCATATCAGGACCGTCTAATCAGCCAATCGAAAACCGCCATGGCGCGTTTCCAGTCGGACGCGACAAGCTTTTCCTGCACCGAAGGCCCCTTAGCTACGTCCATGCCGCCTTCGGCGTCGAGAGGGTAAACAGCGGCAGCCTTTCCCCGCGGATACATAATCACCATGAGCTTTTCGTCCTTCGATATGGCTCTAAACCCAGCGTCTTCATAATCGCCGTTCTTAATAACGTGGCCCCACTCGGTCGTCAACAAAATGTCCATGAGAAGCGGCTTCTCCATTGTGTCACGGCATTCTTTGCAGAGCTGTTCGATGCGAGGCAAAAGGACTTTCGCCGGATGCGCGCCGAGGGCTTGTGCGCTAGTAGCAATTTCGTGGAACGCCGCCGCAATAACCGCATCGCGTTCACGCTCCTTACGACCGCGAAGTTCAACCTCGCCGTCACGCAAAAAGTCGAGTTCCATACTTACTCCTTTCTTTTCCAAGACCCCCGTGGGATGATTGCAGGCGCAGGACCCAGCAATCTCTGCCCCATTAACCACCCCACGGAGGAAAACTTTGACAGCACAACCAAAATTCAGAATCGTCTTCCCGTCCTACGATTGGGACGACGCCTGGCTCGTCAATCAGATCATTAACCGACCGATCGTCGTAGGCCGCGAAGAAGTCGGTTTTATTAAAGGCGTACCCGCCGAAGAAGGCTTAACCGATCCCGACGCCATTGAAGATTGGATCAGACGCAACATGGAGGGCTGCTCCTGCCTCATCCTCTTTGTCGGCGAGAAAACCTACCAAAGTGATTGGGTGAAGTTCGAGTTGCTGCTTGCGAGAGAAAAACACATGGCCCGCTTCATCGTCCACCTTGACGGCATGCGCCGAAAAGACGGCAGCATCTGTGGCTACGGAGTCGATCCTTATAGCTATCACGGCCTCTACACTTCCGGCCCCGGCTACCAAATCAACCAATACCATTGGATCAGCAACAACGGGGCAGAAAACATCGGCGAATGGATCGAAGAAGCCTGCCTACGCGCTGGCAAGTAACGCTATCGCAATCAACGCCGCCGCTACCGCCGGGTACACCATCGTCGAGAAGTTCCAAAGCATGAGCTTCCAAATGGACGCCGCGTCTTCCTTCGTGGGCTTGAACATCCAAGCATCCAAGTAAGGCAGGCAACCGTTGATGATGCGCCGATGGACGCCGCGAAACATCTGCTCCAACTGCAGATATCGCGCATCCACGTACCACAGCGCGATGGAAATCACAGCGTATCCACCGAGCATCCGCTCATCGACTTCGAAAGCCGATGAGCCCAGCAACACTACGAAGGCGGCGGAGATTGTGAAAAAGAGATTCTTCGCCTTAGCCGAATTCTCGGCCATGCGATTGATGATGCCTTGGCACACCTTAATGGCCTCGATTTCATCCTGACTCAACAGAGCATTCCGATCTCTCATATCTCCCATTGCCATGCCCTCCTTCGAATGATTTTACCCACGGGTATCCCTCAAATGCAGCCGCCGCAACACGACCTCGTTCAACTACCTCGTCCCAATTCTCGTCGCAGTAGCACTCGGCCCCTTCACCGGGGCACAGCACCCCCGGACTCGTAACGTACTCTTTGCCGTCAGCCTTGAGCTTCAAACGCCCAAAGCACAGATTCGGATACTCCCCGTCGTAGCTAACGATTTCAATGGCTGTCATAACAACTCCTCAAAGTCATCCCCGACGGATATCCCCATATAGCAGCGCACCGCGCGGCTGTTAACCCATTGTGTCTGCACACGGAACCCGCGACGCGCCAAAGCCCTCGTGAGCTTTGCCTTGCTGTTGATGTCGTGCTGGTAGCCGTTCTGCTTTGAGAATGCGTCCCACGACGCCCACGCCACAGACGTTGGCGCCGCTGCGCCGGGCTTGCCCACGCACCGCTCGCTGAGCCACTCACCGATGATGTCCTGCGACGACTTGTACTCTGCGCTTTCGGCCGCGACTTTCGGCGGCTGCTTCAACCCGCGGTCGTTGTACTTTTTCACCCCCTCGAGCACCCAATTGAGGATGCCGGGGAGTTCCGCACGGAGTTTGTCAGCGCGGTGCACGTCCTTCTTCACCGTCTCGTCTTTGTCAAAGTCGCGGTCAAAGGGCACGGCATGGATACGACGCCAGACGCCGTTGTCGGTACCGTCGATCGTCGGCAGATAGTTCGTGAGCATCGTCACCACCCACGTCGGTCGGAAGGTGCTCATCTGCGACTGGTACATGCCGCGGGCCGACACCTCGTCCGTCGAGACCAGCGCTTTCATGTCGGATTCCTGCATGCGCGCCCGCTGATCGATTTCCGACACGACGACAAAGCGCTTGCTCTTTAAGGCAATCAAGTCCGCGCGGGCGCCGCCTGCGTTACTGTAGCGGCGGCCGACACTCGTAAGCAGTTCCGCGCTTGCCGTGTGGCCGTAGTCCCCGAAGAGATCACGCATGACGTTCACGATCGTGGACTTACCGTTACAGCCGTTGCCGTAGAAAATCGCCATGACTTCTTCGTATGGCTTCCCGAGGATCGTGTAGCCGAAAAGCCTCTGCACATAGTCGATCATCTCGGGGTCGTCGAAGAACGCTTCGCTCACCGTTTGCTCCCACGTAGGACACTTCGCCTCAGGATCGTACGACGTACCCGCCCGGAAGCTGATGAGCATCGCGGGTTCGGGCTTGCAGAACGCCCCCGTCTCAAGGTCGATCGCGCCGTTGCGGACGCCGAAATACCGGGCATTGCTGTCGAAGTCCGTCGAGAGACAGTGAATGATCTTGTACTTGCGGGCTTCCGCGAGAATCATCCGGGGCTTGTTTCCGCTCTGCATCGCACGGTAGAGTTTGTTCCACTGCGCTAGTTCCGCGTCCTCTTTCCCCGCCTTACGAGCCGCGTCGATGTCAAAGCGGAGTAGCTCGTCAATCGCATACCCCGCGAGACTTTCCGCTTCCGACGGACTCAGCAACCGCCAGAAGAGCCCCGTCCACTGATACCACTGTTCGGTATCGATGGCATACCGCACAGAGCCTCGGAAGTACGAGGCAAACCGCGCGGCGCGGCCTTCTTCCGTCGGCTCCGCGGCCTTGTCGAAGTGTCTGCGCTGGTACTCGTACTGAAGCCAGCGACAGGTGACGGAGCGCCCGAGTCGGCGCCCGAAACCCGTCCAACGGTAAAGCAGGTCGTCAAAGCCCTTGTAGCTCTTACTGTCTCGACTCCATTCGTCCCAAACCTGCAGGGCTTCTTCCGAGTACGCGCCTTTGCCGAACTCGTGATTGAGCGCCATACCGACTTTGAGCCAAACGTCGTAATCGTCCTTGCCCGGCATATCCGCCAGCCACGTACGGGCTTCTTCGATCGTAGCCCCAATCGGGTACTGAGGCGCGAGTTCGTCAGCGGAAATCTCCGTACCCTTCACTTCGGAACCACCGTCCGCCTTCTGCCAACCGTGGGCTTCGAGAATCTTCTCGGCCTTCCGCAGGATGTCCTGCAGCTTCGCCAGAGAGACGATCGGCATCGCTTCAGGAATGTCGATCAGCGAACCGCCCAGACGTTCGCCGTGCCATTCGTACGGCTGTTTGGTATCCGGGTGGATGGCGGCCGCGACAAACTGCTGCCCGTCGCCGAGAAGTTCGACACGCGACCGGAGGCCGTCCTTCTCGTACCAGGCCGTCGTCATCTTTTTCCAACCGACTTCCGTACCGATGAGCGGAACGAGAAGCTTCGGATAGTTGCCGACGCGGTACGGAAGATCTGCCTGGCCCGTCACCTCCTCGATCATGTGGTAGATGGCGTGGGCGCAGTCCGCATCGGCGTAAACGTCTACGTCAACGGCGTACACCGGGTTATCGCCCTGCCCGCACATGATGCCGACGCCTGCGGCTTCGTTCGGGTAATCGCAGCATTCTTCCGGTGAGAGCGGATGCTTCTGCCATTCCTTGCCGATGGGGCGCTTCTGCCCCGGCTCAATCGCGCAGACGGGGTAATCGTGGGCGATCTCAGGCCCGTAGCGATGGATGAAAGAAGTGGTCATTCCAAGTCTCCTTCCGTCGCAGAGAGGAGCTTCTCGCGCAAGGCTTTAATCCGCAAGCCCTCCCGTTCTAAGAGAACGATAAGCTTATCTACGCTCTTACGGCGAAGAGACTGCGCACCAGACTGCACACGGGACAACGTCCCCTGGGTAACACCGATTTCAGACGCAATTTCTTTCTGCGTCCAGCCGAACGATTTCAGGATGCCTATCGTATCCTGCACAAAGGTTGCTGCTTTCATGCAAGCCCCACACTCGTTATGATATGCGGAGTATACACGTTTAACGTCAAGTTTTGGTAATTATTGCTTATACTGCGCAAAGATTCGCCTATCTTTGCCTGCTTTCGTGTTTCTTCGGCTTTCTACGATGCGCTTAACCCAAGGCGAAAAAACAACCCCCAAGCCCCGCGTCGTAGAATGACTGAGAAAAAGTTGACTTTACCGGCAGGGGGTAAAACCATGGATATCAAAGAGTTAGACGCAGAAATAGCTAAAATAACGGCAGGTACCGGAATCAGTCTTTTCCACGTTGAAAACAGGTGGAATACGACGGTATCGTGATGGAGAAGTAGAAAACCGATCAGCACCCCCGGAGAGCACGGCGAAAACCGTTCCTCCCGCCCTCCGGGGGCCGCACCGCCGGGACAGGGGGCCCTGGCGCGATGCGTTGCTTGTGTTAGATAACCCGCCCGGTTGCGCATCATCTGATGAGCTTTCCCTCAGATCAGATGGCGCAATACCGGAAGCTCAGCGTGGCGGGGCAATTTTTAAGGGCTTGGGCCGGATTCGAACCACCAGTAAACGGAATAAAAATCCGATGCCTTACCGCTTGGCTACGCCCCGGTATTGAGGCGGGGGATCGAACCCAAGGCGGCGGCTTATGAGTCCGCTGCTCTGCCATTGAGCTACCTCAACAGCATTCGAAAGGAATTAACCCCGCTTTGGCGCAGCGACAGTTTGCGTTACTCGCGGGAATTCCTTTTGTCTAAGCGCTCTCCGGGCGAACGCCCAGACAAAAGGAATTGGCCCCCGGCTTTTATCGAGCCCGGGGAACTCGCTTCCCTCACGAGGAAAATTTTTTTTGCTCCGAGAACTGGCCCTTTTATCGGCCTTGCACGATCCCTACTGTGCTCTTCCCCGCAGGTACTCCGCCTCGGCTCACGTGGCCTCGGAACAAATACGCTTACGTGCCGCGACGATCTCCGTCGCGATCGATGAAACTTCCTGCTGCCCCGCTTTCGACCCGTAGCGTTCCGGGTCTTTCATGGCCGCCATCTTCCACAGCGAGTCCGCGGCGAGTTTCGCCCGGTTCACGTTGTCGAAGCGTTTCACCGCAACCGTCGTCGATCCGTCGGCGTAGGTCGTTTCAATCGTCTCCATCGCTTCGTTCGCCTGAGACGCTGCGGCTACCGCCCGGTCGGCGAGGATATCTGCGCCTTCCTTCTGAGCCGCGTCGTACTCTTCGCGGTGGTTTCGCCAGGCGTAGCTCCGGAGATTGCCCGGAACCATGCCGTGCTTTCGCGCCACCGCCGAAGCGCTTTCGCCGTTCCTGAGGGCTTCCCACAGTTCCGGCATCACCGCCTCGTACTCCGCGATTTTCGTGGCAAGCACCACCTGGTTGCGCTTGCGGGGAGTGCGCCCTGCGTCCGCCGTCCGCTTCGCCTTCAAAGCGGTAGTCAGTGCCCGCTTCATTGGCTTTGCTTTCGTCGTAGCCGCCATGACCGCTTCTCCCAAACGCTCGGCTCCTGCCGTCGTGCTTTCCCGTTCAAAATCGACCGAACCGTCGATGAAGGCATTTTCAGCAATGCCCCGATCGTTTGGCTCGAAACCTTCGCCTCCGAAGCCCGCAGAATCTGCTCCACCGTGGCGTCCGAGTAGCGTGCCCTGGGGTGGCCTTCCCCTATGCGCCGTCCTAGCTCGTTCACCTCGTGCTTCACCTTCTGCTCACCCCGACGAGTTGCTCACGTAGCCCGCATCATAGCCGAAAAATTATCGGAACTTTCGCCGCGAAAGTTCTTTTCGGTCCGAAACCCACGCCGCCATCCGGTCGAGCACCCCAAGGGGCGCGGCGCGGCTTTGGGGCTCCCCCCACCCCGTCGCGATTTTGCAGGAAAAACACCCCCGATAATTCAACATAACTGTAATTATGTTGAATTTAAGTTCGTTGATTTTAAAGGAAATTATTGACGGTGATACGGGGCTG